TTTGTCCACCCTGCTGCATTTTACCCTTAGCTACAGCAACTTTATCTTTGTGTTGTTTTAGGCTACCTTTTTCCTTCGCAGCGTTTAGTGCAGCTGTGAGGAACTGTACTGCAATCTCACGAGTTCGCGCTTTATACTTACCCTCAACGACGTCCGCTTCATCCATTTGCATTTCAAAAGCACCCATTGCACCATCATATATTTCTTGATATTGTTCTTCAATTTCAACATCTTTGGGATCATATTCATCCGACTCAGCCAGTTCGGTAGAACGCACAGTGCGAGGGACAGCTGTGGATCCTGGAGTAATATCCAATACATCTTCCATTGGGTGAGATATAAACTTGTCTATTTGCGTTCGTTCTATGTCCATACCACTGCTCCTATATCACAGGAACAAATGTTGCTCCGAAATGATTCGAAATTTTATCCCGTATTTACTACAAAATTTCTCAGCAGCTTCCCACTTAGCGTTGTTCACTATCCACTGGATCTGTTCATATACTTGTGTCTGCTTTCGTTTACCCTTGCGGGCTGGTGCTTTTGTTTGTGCATGGGGTTTGATTTCGATGATCTCTTTAACACGGTTACCGTGTTTATCGATGTAGTCTACGAAGTAATCAGGGAAGTATCGATGAACCTTATTGGCCCGTGTAGACGTTGGTTTGATATACGGTATAGCTATCTCTTCTGACGCCCAAGCCACTACATTGGGATTGTTGTCCAAGAACACATTAAAATCACGTTCCCACGATGACATATACCGGATCTTGTTGACATCTCCAAGATATTTTTCTGGGTTACGTGGTGTGTAATACCCTTGACTGAACCGTTTCATTGTCATATTATTTTGTGAAAATCGATCCCGCAAATTTATCAACAGCATCAAATGCATTACTTACCACTCGCGTGCCTGCTTCAAATGTTGCATTGATCGCTCCTGTAATTGCAGCACCCGTTTCCACTACAAAATTCTTCGCCTGTGATGTTATGGTGTCAGCTCCACCGGGTTTTGGCCACGGTGGTATTTCACTTTGTGTCATCGGATACATGCCCAAATCATTCTGAATGGACAATTGTTTGATGTCATATATCCCACCTTTCTGGAATATGTCATAATCGGTTTCCATAAACATAGCATCGTACGCAAATTGGAATTCCAATTCACTACCATCTCCAGTCTCGGCCATATCCAATTCATTCGGTGTAAAGTTGAGTATCTTTGGGTTGTGGAAGGTATACACGTTCATGTATCTGCCAGCATCATACACATGAAACAGTTTTATCGACTTAATGATGTTGATGTTATTGTCGGATAACTTACCCAACGAAGCTGCTGCAACACGGTTGGTTACGTTGAAATCATCAACCACCGTAGTGGCTGACATACTATTGGCTTGTAACCACTCAGGACCCATCATCTGGCTGTGCCCCATGTTTGCGATGGGACTCATTGATTTGATATAGTTGTCATAAAATCTACCACCAGCGTTTGCACTATCATCATAAAACCGCATAGTCATGGGTTGATATACCGTTCGCTTAGGTACTCGAGTCCAGAAGTTATACATATTGACTTCTTCATATTCGAAATCTACCTGAGGACGGTTGCTATGTTTAACGACAAACGCTAACTTATCCGTCATATCACCCTGCCACAAATTGTACGGAGCGTTTAACTCAACCTGCATCACGAATAGATATTTGAACTTAGGTGCGAATCGTATCAAATCCATTGCAAAGGGAGAAGCCCCACAAGCAACGGATACGTCGTTTGCCAATGCATCTGACCCACCGGAGAATATCCCACTTATCAGGTAATTCAGGTTTTGTATGTCTTGTATAGCTTCTGGAATATCTTCTAGTTCAAAATTACCAGCTTTCACTTTGTCGATGATTAGTTCTGCTTGTGCTTGCGCTCTGTTAACAACGCCCGGATTAAATTGCCGAGCACGAACGATATCTCTTGGATTTATGTTCGATGCTTCGTATACTGCAGCGGTGCCCTGTTGATCCAATCTAGCTGGTAGACTAGTATCGCCAGTAACACGAATTGATTGAGACACGCTCGCCAATGTACGTAGTCCACGACCGACGTCACCGCCCCCTATATCGTTGAGTGCTTCAATATCACCAATAGCTCCCAGTTGATCGAAGAAGGTTCGACGAGATGCAGCATCAACGCGTTGCACCAACCCTTTTTCGTCACATCGAGCTACAATAAATTTACGTGGATCATTTGCCATCATTTACTCCCAAACTTGTATTTATGCTGGGTTCGTAGACAAAAAAATAGAGAACTCAGTTCTCTATTTTTAGTAACATCACAAATGCGATGGTATTAGCCGATTCGGCCTGCACCACCAGTAGCAACACCATTACCAGCATCATATCCGCCAATGTCCTGACGGGCGTGGTCGTAACGCATTGTGCAAGTAATTAGAATCGCGTCTCCTGTTGCGTAGTCAAGATCGGTGTAGTCTACGTTCGACAACCAACACCCTTCCATAGTCCACGTCTCCGTTACTGTATCACCACCATCCAACATATCAAGATAGGTAACGAATTTGTAGATTGACCCTTCTGCAGCTGATCCTAACCATGCACCCTGTGCACCAGTCAACCACTGCTGTTTCTGTAGCTGCTCTTGTAATACACGCGATGCTGATCCTGTTACATCATCCTCGAAAGAGAGGGTCATTGGCTGGAAGGTATACTTTCCAGCGACCCAAGCACGAGAGTTGTAGCGATCCAACTGAACTTCTTGGAATTCAAGCTGAGGACGAGTCGCAGTAACCGCCTGCATGCTCAATGGTTGGGAGTCCGTACCACCGCCCATATTGGCGAATGTGATACGCCATTTGTTTTTCTGACGCGGTTGCAAAATCCCGGTTCCAACACCTGGGATACCCATATCCATGATCGTTGACATTGTTTAAATACTCCTACACGGTGCTAGTCTACAATGATTAGCATTCTGATGTTATTATTTATGTGAAGGGGCATATTCAGTGCAGGAAATATGGACGTACTGGAAATGTGTTAGCGGGAGCCGGCTAAATGCGCGTCTTGTGAGTATATATGGACGATATGTGAATTGTTGGTAATTTGGAGTGGGTGCCAGGACTCGATTCTGGTTTTACCCCCTTGCGACGGGGGGTGTTTTAACACATAAACTACACCCACGTATATCAGGGCATAATACTACTGACCCCAATAAAGTCAACTACATATTACAATAATGCCCCGAAGGGCATTATGTGTACACAGTTTGACCTGGATTATATTTCATCTCCAGTTGATACTATGCGCATTGGAATGTAGATGAATTCCGCCGCCTTAACAGGCTTGAGTGCAACATCGATGTACATTTCGTTACGATCTATACGATCAGGCGTGTTGTTTTCTGTACTACACAGAGTAGCGAAGTCGTACAGACCTCGTCGTACAACCAAGTCACCAAGGTAACTATCAACTGTCGCCTTGAGGTCATCGCGCGTCAATTGATCGTTAGGCTGGAACACATAACTCAATGTGTTGCGGCGCAGATCACGCTTAATCATTTTGATCAGACGCGATACATTGACACGATCCATTGCACTGGCTTGAGGAGCAGATGTTTTCTGTCCCCACACACAGAATCCCTGACCTGGTTTGAATATCAGTGGGTTGATATCACCAGAAGAGTTTGTTCCATACAACGCGTCTTGTTGACCCTGGTTGAGGTTAACTTCAACGAATGTTGTCACTCCACCCAAATCACCTGATACATAACCCAAGCTAGATATGCCCGTAATTCCACCACGCCGAGTTCCTGCTGGTGCGAACCACAAATACGATACGCTATCACTATACGCGTATGTTCGACACGCAACACCTGATGCAGCAACCGTTACGTTCACACCATCTAGGTTGGATGCCAATGCAGATGGGTAGTAATAGGCGACGTGTGGTGAGCGCTGACGTGACGTGGTGTTAGACCAACCAGTACTTGGGTTGGTGATCTGGTCAGGATTCATATTCATCGGAGTGTCGGCAATAATCAACGCTTCATCTTCGATATCAGTTACCAGGGTTAACAACTCGTCCACGACTTCGTGGTATGCTGGAGCCAATATCAGGTTGTAGTCAAACGACTCTGATCGAATCTCAGTGTTGCTGTTAATAGCAGCTGTCACAGCAGTGGTGATTGAGAGACGACGAGCAGCGTCGTTGGCACCCAAGCTGGTCAGGTTCAAAAACTCAACAGTATATTTCACATCATCGGCTGCAGCAACCAACAGACCGCCACCCTCTTCTGATGTGAACTCTCCAGCAACAGTAGCACCACCCGTATATCCACCTTCGGTGGCGATGTTGCTAGCGATGTAATCGAACCCTTTGAAATATCCAGTCGCCGCGATATCAAACCCATTACCGTACACTGGCAATCCAAGTGATGGAGGACTTCCAGCCACGTGGTCATCGAAATACGTAGACACTAGGTTTTGAAAGGAGTATGCGTCAAACAGATCTTCTGTGGAGCTAC